AAAATATGAGAATGAATATTATTTTTCTGAACATGGACCAAGAATTTATTTTAATAATTATCTTAATTTCAAAACTATATTATCTATAATTGGAGTTAAATTTTCAGATATTTTTGTTAAATTTAATTTAAGTTTTTTAGAAATTTTATATGAAACAACTATTAAAACAAATATTTTTTCAATGAATGAAATTTTTATTATGACTATTGATTTTTTTAAATTAATTGGAAATCCTAATTATGCCAATAATATATCATTGAATGAATATGTAACTATTAATAATTTTAGTGATAAAGCAGTTAATTATATTAATAGAACTTCACGTTTAATTGACGGTGGAGGACTTGATAAAACTTCATTAAATACTTTTTTTAATGTATTGAATGATACATTTTTATATAATGGATATCAACCAAAAATGCCAATGGATGAAGGATTACTCGTTGTATGGCGTAATTATCTTAAAAATGTAGATTTTAAATTAGATACAACAGTAATTAATATAGATGATAGTAATAATATAATTAAGATTAATACCACAAATGAAAGTTTTTATGCAAAAAAAGTAATATTGGCAATACCACCAATTAATTTAAATACAATTATAGAAAAATCAACAAATAATATTAAAAAAAAATTTAAGTTTAATTTAGATTTATATTCAAAAGAAACATCATATATTGAAAATATTTCTATTACATTTCATTGGAATTTTAAATTAAACCTAAATAAAAAAATTTATGGTTTTCATAATAATACTAATTGGGGAATTGGTGCAGTTGTTTTAAGTGATTATATGAATTTTAAAGAAAAGAATTCAAAAACAGTTATTAGTTGTATTATAACAATAACTGATGTTAAAAGTAAAAATATAGATAAAACGGCTAATGAATGCACAAATAAACAAGATTTGATTGATGAAACATTTAGACAAATAAATGAAATTTATAATAATTTACCGGTTCCAACATTATCATTTATAAATAATTATTATCACAATGGCAAATGGAAAGCAAGCGAAGAAGCATTTATTAAAGCTCCTAATTATGGTTTTATTGATAATAAAATTACAGATAATATTTATACTATTGGAAGTCATAATGGTAATGTTAAATATCATTTCACATCAATTGAAACTGCAGTCGCAAATTCAATAGCTCTTGTTAATCAATTATATAATAAAAATTATCATATAAAACGCCCTTATACTATAAAAGATGTTATTATTGCAATTCTAGTTTTTATTATACTAATATTAATTATTAATTTATTTATTATTATTAATTAATACGATGTCCGATAAAGATGATGAAGTTATTGTATTAATTGATGATACGCCCCATCAACAATCACCAATGATTAAAAGTGATTTTGTTAATTTAAATGCAAATATTCCTTTATCTCCTATGTCTCAGGATAATAGATTGTTAACTTTATATGAATTTAATGATAAACGCAATTCTGAAGTGCAAACGGAAGCAAGTGATATTTATAATGATATTAATTATAGAAAAGATAAATTATATAAATCTATAAAAGAAAATAAAAAGAAAATTACAACTTCCTTATATATAATATCAGCTAAATATGATTTAATATATTTTAGATATAATCGTATATCATTATTAATTTTGATTATATCAACTATTACAACATTTATTGAAGCTATTCGTTTAACATTAATAAATTATCAAAATGATAATATTGATTCTGAAATGAGTTTAGTAATATCAAAGAGTACAATATCATTAATAATTAATATGATTTCTTTAATGTTAGGAACATTATTAACTATTTTAAGTTCAATTGTTAAATTTAGAAATTATCGGGAAAATATGGAAAAACTTAAGAATATTCATGATATTCTATTTAATTATAAGATTTCTTATAATAAACAAAAAGATTTAATTGATTATTTTAGTTTATCAAATACATTAACTATTGAATTATTTGATAAACTTGTTGAAAATGTTGAAAATATGAATAAGGAAATTAAAGATATTAATATTTTTGAGAATGTTAGAATTAAAGATATTATTAAATTTAATCGTGTAAAAATTAATCATGATATAGAACTTAGAAAAATGACAAATAAAAGAGAATTGGAATTTTTAAAATTAACTGTCGAATCAACTAAAAATAAATGTTTATATGAAAATCAAAAACATCATGATAATAATATTAATAATATTAATAATATTAATAAAGAAAAAAAATTTACTTGTTTTATCTAATTTGAATAAGCTAAACCACCCATACCGGATAATATACGTAATACATTATAATTAACAGTATATATGTATATAGTTCCGGAAACTGAAGATGCTACTGATAAAACGGCTGTATCAATACGAGACATATTTAAAGTTCCGGATGGTTGATGTTCTTCGGGTTTTATAGCAAATGAATAAAGATTTATACCAGTATTAAAGTTATCAGGAGTTGCTTCGTGATGTTGATAAGGTTGAACTAAGCTAAAATATGAGCCTTTGCGTTCAGAAAATCGGTCATTTCCATTTAATTGTATCTTAGCAGTTGCAACAGGATTTTTAGCTAATACATATTGATTATCTAAATAACGGTCACTGAAATTATTCCAATATGGTGTTGAAACATAATTGGCATTGGCAGTATCAGTTGTTGGTTTTATTACCCATATTAATTCTTTGCAAGGATGATTGAAATTCATGCGAATACTCTTTGATGATGCAGAACCAGCAGAAACAGTATCAGCACCAGTGAATTGTAATTGTTCAATTAAATATTCATGAGATAATTGCGCAAAACGACGACGTTCATCAGTATCTAAGAAAATATAATCAACCCATAAAGCGGCAGTATCTAATGATATAGTTGTTCCTCTGAACCCAGAATTAAGTTTTTCAGATTCTGTTGATAAAAGTGTAGATGATGTTTGATTATCATATAATGAAAATGCTTTATCTGAATAATTACGTCCTTTATCCATCATTTCAGTCATATTTTCAAATTCAATATTTATTTTTACTTCGTGATATTGTAAAGCTATTAAAGGAAGAGCTAAGCCAATATTGCGACAAAACCAGAATTCTAATGGAACATAAACAGAATAACTTTCTTGCGCATTTAAAACTACTGAACGGTTATATTTATCACCACCAACCATTAATCTATATCCATCGCGTTTTCCTTGAGGTAATGAAAGTTCATTCCATATATATAACCATTCAGAATAATGCTTATCTATACGTTGACCACCAATCTCAAGTTCAATTGTTTTTAATAATTTTAGACCAAAATAAGGAACAAGTGCAACAGCATTATTATTTTGATTGGCAGCAGTAATAGTTGCACTTGTATTTTTAACTGTTCCTACAAAATAAACACGATTAATTAAATCACCATTACGAGTTATTTGACATGTAACACGAGAACCAAAAGCAGAAGTTCCATTAAAAGTTTGTTCAATCGCTTCTAATGCAAAATTTGTATGACGGCGATATGCAACTTTGAAAAAAGTTATTTGAGGATTGCCAGTTAAATAAACATCCTGAGCACCATAAGCAACAAGTTGAAGAAGACCACCACCCATTTATGCTATATTCTTTATACTATAATAGGAGAAAAAAAATGTATATAGTTAAATTTAATTTGAATATGCTAAACCACCCATTCCTGAAAGAATACGTAGAACATTGTAATTAACAGCATAAACAAATAATGTATAATCAGTTGCGCTATATCCATTAGTTATAGGAGATTCAAAATTTAAATTTAATACGGCTGTATCAATACGAGACATATTTAAAGTTCCGGATGGTTGATGTTCTTCTGGTTTTAAAGCAAATGAATATACATTTATACCAGCATTTGATGGTATATTTTCATGATGTTGATAAGGTTGAATTAAATTAAAATATCGTCCAGGACGTTGATAAAATCGGTCATTTCCATTTAATACTAATTTAGCATCCTTAACAGGATTTGATGGTAAGTTATTATTAGGTTTATCACTAGCAATATAATTAATATCACTATGAAATAAACTTTCATTTAAAGAAGCATTTGTTAGTAATCGAGTATCAACAGCACTTTTTTTAGTTGTAAAATTAAACCAATTATTAACACCTGAACCTGTACTTGAACTATCATTAGCTATAAACCATATTAATTCTTTGCATGGATGATTAAAATTTAATTTAGCTTTAACGGCAATTGATGATACAGATTCTTGACCTGTAAATTGTAATTGTTCAATTAAATATTCATGAGATAATTGAGCAAAACGACGACGTTCATCGGTATCAAGATATATGTAATCAACCCATAAAGATGATGTAAAAGTTGTACCAGTAGCAGCACCACATTTTTCAGAAGTTTCAAAATTAATATTAATCTTAACTTCATGATATTGGAGAGCAATTAAAGGAAGAGCTAAACCAATATTTCGGCAAAACCAGAATTCAAGAGGTATATATAAAGTAGAACCTGCTACAGCATCTCCACCTAAGCCACCAACCATTTGATTATATCCATGGCGTTTAGATTTTGGTAAAGATAATTCATTCCAAACATATAACCAATAAGAATAATGTTTATCTATTTTTTGACCGCCAATTTCAATTTCTACAAAATTTAAAAGACGAAGAC